ATCGGATGCCCAAGTGGTGGTTCCGCTAAGAATGGTCTCCAGTTCCTGGAGACTTATCTTGGTTAGTAACTACCTCAGGAGGATTGTTATTTAATATTGGATCCGACCATATTTCATATGGTTCCGAACCAAATATAAATAACTCATTATTAGGTATTGAAATTGATCTACGATCATTGTTCAGACTCCTATTAATGACCCTATTGAGCAGTTTCATCATCTCCAAATGTATTGGAGCGTTAGACTCTGCCAATTTCCCAATACTACTGAATCTACGAATATTCGCAGTTTCACATAGTAAGGTCTCAATTCTGTCAAGTAGATACTTTGAGTATTCCACATTGACAAAAATTGGGTTTGTTTCCTCCTGAAAGATCAACTGAGGACAGGAAATCAGTGATTCTCCTGTACTCGGATCCTCTATTAGTTCTCTCAGATTGTATCCCTTATAGTAATAAAGGATTTCAATCTGTCCAATGCTAAGTTCTTCCTTAGTAAAGAAACTCCAACTCCTTAGAGTGGAGCTCTCCGAGCTTAGGAATGTGTCTAAGACTGACTCTGTCAATCTCTTAGCCCCTAATTGTTCTTCAAGGAATTTCCTTTTTAAACAATTGGCCTCCAATACAAGTTCTTTAAGTGCATTGCACTTATCTTCCATTGTATATGGGACAAATCCATCTGGGAATTTGGTTACTACCATTTCACCAGTGAAGGTTTGGAAAACATCAATCAGTCTGAGCAACTTTATTCGTTCCCAGTCATTAATTTTCATCTCGTTGAGTATGTCAATTAATAGACTTGAGTCGATTATCATTCTCTCCATTATATGTTTTAGTAACACTAAAAGATAGAATGGCTGACGTCGTGCTTTTGCAATCAGGGCTCCTGAAATTCTTGAGTAATCAAGTCTATCAAGAGAGTTTCTGCTTACAAATTCAGCGAAATGCCCTTTGGCGGTCTTCATTTTAGATTTAAATATGTTGACCGGGACACCGATTTTTGGGTACCATTCAAGAGTAATCTTGTCTGGATCCTCAATAATCAAATCGTCTCCAACCTTAAGATAAGGAAGGATTCGACCATAGTGTTTTTTCATAATAAACTCCAGGAACAGATGATCTGTTATTGTAGCTATTATGAATGAACCCTTAGTGCCCATACCTTGACCTTTACCGTATTTTACGGTTTGAGTCGAGTTTCCAATTGTCCAGTCACACTCTACGACTAACTTTTGCCACGCATTAGCTAGTTTCAACCCATATCTTCGTTGAAGATATGCGTGTTGTAAAGAGGCTGGAAAGTTATCAGTCCATGCAGTTGCATCTACTGATATCCATGCATCGTTCATATTGGAAATGGCGGTTTTCCAACCATTTTCATGTGAGAAGAAAGCAGTAGTGTCTCCG